GCTGGGAAGGATAGCACGGTTATACCTGTATAACTTTTAAGCATGGGGGGGGTGTAAACCGTTGAAAACACTCACTTTCTTCTTTTCAGCAGGCGCCGAATCCAAGAAAAACAGTTACCCCTCAGTCGAGCCAAAAACGAGACCATAACCGAGACCCACCCGAGCGCTCCAAAAAGTGATGAGCGAACAGAGCTCGATATAGCCTTTCCTCTCGCGATGCGCTCCGCCCTCCGCATCGCCCCGCGTTGCTCCTGCGTCGGCGTGACCCATCGTGTCGTCTTGGTCGGCTCAGCCCTCACGGAGCCTCCTCGGCTGCCCTGCCTTGCGATCCACCACCTCGGCAGCACGTCGCTCTCGGAGCTCTGCTGCTGCCTGCTCCAGCGCATGGAGCAGCGCTTGCGTCGCCTCCCATCCGATCGGCCTGTGCGACGCCACGCAGCGCCTTGCCAGCCCCACTGCTTCACGGAGATCCATCAGTCCTCCTCGCGTCGCTGGCTCGCGCGTCGGGCGATTCTGGCCCGTGCCGCGAGTAGACGCGCTCGACGATGCCGACGAAGCGCAGCACGCGCAGCGGCCTCCCCTTGGCCATGGTGGCCTCGACGACGCGCAGCGGCCTGTCTGGGCTTTGCTGGTGGATGCGCTCGAGCATCCCGAGCGGCGCCTTCTCCGAGCGACTAGCAGTCGCCAGAGCGTGCCAATCGCATGTCTTTGCATCGTATTCCTCGGTCCTGTAGTACATCAGCGCTCCTCCAGAAAGCGGTTTGGTGGCCCGTCGAAGTAGAACGGGATGGACGCCTCGTTGCCCATGCGATTCTTGCAGATCACGACTTGAGCCTCGCCGGCTCTGGCGTGCTTGTCATGCCGCTGGGCGATGTACATGCCGAGCATGAGCTCTGCGTCCTCTTCGATCTTCCCGCACTCGCGGATGTCCGCCATGATCGGGCGCGTGTCAGCCCGCTTGGTGCAGTCGCGGTTTAACTGGCAACAGTTGACCAACGAGACCTCGGCCTCCTTGGCCCAGTTGGCGAATGCGAGGCTCGAGCGGCCCATGGCGCTGCCCTCCTTCTCCTGCTTCCGCTGTGCGTGGTCCAGGAGGTTGAAGTGGTCGACGACGACGAGCCTCAGCTTGAAGCCTCTCCGCGCGAGGTCTCTGCGAGCACGCTGCGCCCTGACGCACACCTGCTGCGCCGTGAGTCCAGGCTGACAGTCGAGCATGATGGGCAGCTCGCGGGCCGCATGGGCAGCGTCCTGGATGGCCGCGTGCTGCTCGAGTGGAGGCGTGACTCCGGTGAGTAGGTCTCGGATGCAGGCCCGTCCCATGCACCCGAAGATGCGCGTCCAGACCTTGTGCGAGGGCATCTCGCCCGACCAGATGAAGACGCCGAAGCCGCGCTGGGCGACGCGCCTGGCGATCTGGTACGCGAAGGCTGACTTGCCGTTGGCTGGCCGGCCCATGCAGATCGTCATGCCGCGTGGCAGGCCGCCCGTCTCCGCGTCGAGGCGAGGAAAGCCCGTCTGCAGCCCGAGCACGGTGGCGTCTCCCAGCCGGGCCTGCTCGATGAAGCGCAGCGCACCGTGGACGCCTTGATCGGCCGACTCGAGCATGCCGGCTGCACCCGCCTCTGCGACCCCACGGATCTCGCCCTCGGCCTGGCACACGAAGGCGTCGACGTCTTCCGGCACGGCCGCGGCCCGCTCGGCGATGCTCTCGCACGTCGCCATGAGCCGGCGCAGCGTCGCCCTGTCGCGGACGATGGTGGCGTACCTGCGGATGTTGTGGGTCGATCCGCAGGTGGCGTCGAGGAGCTTGAGCAGCTCGGCCCTGGCGTCTCCGATGAGGCCGCTGCGCTCGAGCTCGGCTGCGAGCAGCGGGATGTCGAGCGCTGCGTGCTGGTGCCAGACGGCCTGCTGGGCCTCGTGGGTCTTGCGGTGGGCGGCGAGGTAGAAGTCGCTGGGCCGCAGCATCTCGGCCAGCGTGTCGAGGCAGGTAGGGTCGACGAGTGGGGCTGCGAGCAGCTCGACCTCGGCGTCTCGGGACCAGGGTGGGTTAGGCATCGTCGTCCTCCCCCTCGACCTCGAGCGCCCGCATCAACTCCTCGAGCGCTCCGACCCCTTCTCCGAGCAGCCCGATCAACTCGAACAGCTGCTCTACTGCCTCGCGCCTCATGCCTCGACTGGAGAGCTCGTAGACGCGCTGGATCTGCTCCCTGATTCCATCAGCCACATAGCCCCCTAACGCAGGCGCTTCCTGCGAGCTCGTCGAACATCTCGAACTGGAGACCGCCATGCCCGGTACGAGCCCATCCCATGACGTCGTCAATCGGCATCGCGTTTCGCTGCCCAATGAGACTCTTTGGGCCGCGGCCCTGAAAAAACGCGCGTGGCCATGCGAGTGGCTCGCCGTGTTTCTCGAGGTGTCGCGCGTTCGCTGCGGCCGTCACCTCGACCTCGAGCTGCCTGATTAGATCAACGCGCTCTGGCGGCAGCATCCTAACCTCCGCTTTCCGTGCGTTGATGCACGGCCAACAACCGACGCGCGACGCCCCTGCGGAATACAGCTGATTGAGCGGTACCCCATGGCGGCGGTGGGCATCCATCACGTCCTGCTCAGACCAGTCGACCAGCGGCTGCCAGACGGTGCCCCATTCGGCCGAGTCGTCTACCCACTCCTTCGCGCTAGCCCTCTCGCGGGACTCGTCACGCCTGATCCCAGTGACGTTGACGGGATCGTCGAACGTCGCGAGGTAGCGCTGGATCGGGACCGCCTTGAGCTGCTCAGTGCAGAATCTCCCGCGCCTCCAAGGGAAGGCGGACTTCACTCGGATCAGGCTCTCCATGCACGTCGCGCCGCGGTAGTCGCAGCGCACGGTGGTGATGGGACCGAAGCGCGGCTCGAGCACGTCTGCGATGTAAGCGTACGTCTCGGGCGCCTCCCAGCCGGTGTCGGCAAAGACGCATGAGAAACGGACGCCTAGATCCGTCAGGTGCAAAGCCGTCGCTGTCGAGTCTTTTCCGCCCGAGACGGATACGACGACAGGCCTTGACCCGATCTGCTCCCGGACATGATCAGCCACCTGCCACCTCCCTCATCACCTGCGCCGCGAATGGCACCCGATGTCCCTTGTCGGCAAGCCACTGCTCGAGGCGTCTCGTCGGGTCCCGAGGCCAGTGGTCGGGGCCGCCCTCTCGGTCGACCGATGGCCAGAAGCCACGGCTAGCTGCCACGACGGCCTGCGGGTTGCGCTCCTGGAGCAGCCGCAGCTTGCTCTCGAAGGCCACCATGCCGCTGTCCCCGCCTCTGCCGAAGAAACCGGGGCTGTGCAGCCCGGTGCCCATGGGTGTCGCCGTGATGCGCCTGACGAGCTCGTCCACGAGCCCCTGCGCTGTGTCCCCGAGGGGCGGCAGGGTGTCGTCAATGGGCAGCCCTGGTGAGACTCTCTCCAGAGAGTCCGGCTGCTGCCGTGGTGGTGCGGGTGGAGCTGGGTGCGTGGGTGGGGCTGGTGGTGGTTGCTTTGGGGCTGGCGGTGGCAAGATCGGGCGGAAGTCGTCGCCGGGTCCGGATCTGTGCTCTGAGGCTCCATGTATAGGAGCGCGCGCGGGTGTGCTCGCGTCTAGCCCCCGTAGGGGGCTCTCTAGCTCTAGCTCTAGCTCTAGCTCTCCGCGCACGCGCGTTTGGCTAGCCTGTCCCGCCGCGGGCGGCTCCGCACCGCCCTGTCCTGCCCTGTCCTGCCCTGGCAAGCCCTGCACTGCCATGGCGCGCCCTGGCTGGTACGTGGAATCCTTCCGCTTGCGGGTGTCCGGGCAGTGGACGTCGTAGTGGAGGATCTCGTAGCAGCGGATCCCGTCCGTGGACGTGAAGGTGCGAATCAGTCCAGCGCCATCGAGTTCCACAACCGATGCCTGGGCGTCGTCTTGCGGGATGTCGATATCGCGCGTCAGGGTGCGCTTGCCGGCTGGCCCACGGCCCCATCGGTCGCAGGTGGCGTACAGGCGGCACAGCACCGTCGAGGCGCGGTATGAGAGGTCAAGGTACCTGTCGTCGTCCATGAGGTTGGACGGCATGTGAAACCACGGCTTGCGGGCGGCCATCAGTCACACCTCCCGCCCACGGTGAAGCGCCGCATGTCAGCACGCGCCCACAGCCATCCACCCATGCCGTCTCGGCCCCTGTCGTCCGGCCTGTGTTTGCCTCCTGGCCACGTCGGGCGGTGCTCTCCGATGTCCGTAAGCCTGTCAAGGCTGGAGCAGAGCGTCTGCGCGGCACCCGTCGTCAAGCGTGACTCGCGCGCTGGGTCGACCGGACCACACTCCTCGTGCACGACAATCCAGACGGGTTTGCCGGTGATGCCCTGGACCGCCGCGTATTCGTCGATGAGTGCCATGTCGATCCCGTGCTCCCAGCGCTGCAGGATCCGGTACCAACCCGGCTCAGACTTGCCCTTGATCTCCACCCAGCAGACGCGCTTGCCCATGCAGAGCACGTCGGGCATCACCTTTTGGCCGCAAGCAGCAAGCAGCACCGGGGCCGCAGTCACGACGCCACCAGCGGCGAAGGTCGGAATCACAGCATGTCCACCAGCCACCAGGCGCTCGACAATGCGGCGCTCGACCATCTGCCCATACGCAAGGCCGTTGGCGAAGTCTCGCTTCATACGGTGACCCCCATGTCTGGGCTCACGATGGCGCCAAGATGCTGGCAGTGCTTCCTGAAGGCCTCGACGTTGCTCCCGAGGTACACCAGCACGTTTCCATGGGTGGGCGCGGCCTTCTCGACGTCGGGCGCGTAGAAGCGAATCCGGCTGTAGCAGAAGCAGATCGCATGGCCCCAGAAGGGGTGAAACCAGGACCGATCGGTGACGGCGTTGACGAGCAGAATGGCCTCGGCGACGTTTCCGGCTCCGTACTCGTCGAGCAGCTTGGCGCTCCATCGGCCTTGGTTGCTCTGGCCTTCATCCCGGCCGTACGGAGGATTGAGCCACACTCGGCCGTGCCACGGCTGCGAGAGGCCATCATCCTCGATGGTGTAGTAGCTGCCGGCCATCACGACCTCGTTGGCGAGCTCGCAGGACGCCGGGTCGAGATCGAAGCCACCCAGCACCTGGCGGGCAGCGTCGACGATGTGATCCGGCGTGTACCACTCATTGGAGGCCGACGATTGCAGCGCGGCAGGCGTGCCGCCGCGCGGCCTATCCTCCCCCGGCTGCCCCAACTGCTCGCCCTTCTTCTCGCAGGCCTCGTCGTTGCGCTCATCCCAACTGTCGCCGTCGTCATCGGGCTCGGGCTCGGGCTCGGGCTGCTCCTTCTGCCGTGCCTTGCCGATGTTGGAGGTGTCCATGGTCGAGACGGTGCCGTGCTTGGTGGTGTAGGTGCGCTCACTGGGCACCGTGCCCAGTGAGTCTCTCACCTGGTCAACAAAGCGGCGGCTGACGCAAGCCCGCCGACCGATCTCCCTGTTGCTCCACCGCGCCCACTCCTCATCCCCGAGAAGCACCATCACCGCCCGTCGCTTGTCCTCGTTGGTGCGCCTGAGCCCGTGGGCGGAGTTGGCGCCCACGGCGAAGAGCACGGCGTCTCTGCGCGTGCCCTGGCGCACGTCCACGTTGACCACTCCGATCTGCGCCTGCTCGGCAGCGGCGACGCGGTGGAAGCCGTCGGCCAGCCAGTACTCCGCCCCGTCGTGGAAGGCCGTGACGGGCGGGAAGGCGGAGCCGGCCAGCATGGCCTCGGTGTACTCTGCGATCACCACCTGATCCATGCAGGCGCGCGGCTGCGTCCCGCCGTCACGACGGATGTCGTCGGTCGCAAGCTCCATCGTCAAAACCCCGGCGGCGGCTCAAGCGTGAAGGGCGACGCGAGCAGATCATCGACGGTGCAGAGCAGCACCTCCGCGATGGCCGCGAGAGTGATGACGCTCGGCAGGCTTGGCCCCGTCTCCCATCTGCTGATCTGCGTGTCGAAGACGTTGCTTCCGATGACATCTGAAGTCCGCTCCGCCAAAAGTGCCTGCGACATGCGCAGCTGCCCTCGACGGATCCGGATGTTGCGCCCAAGCGCAGCCCGCACGTCCGTCGCCGTTTGTGTTGTGGCTTCCATGGGACGCATCCTGCCCGATGCAGACGGGGCGTGTCAACGCTTTCGTCAGGAAATTGTTGACACGCCAATCGCCCCCTGCCAACATGCCAGCACACCCACGGAGGAGCGACATGGGCGACAACGAGATCCCAATCATCCTCTGCTGCGGGGCAAACGGCCGCGCGGTGGTCTTCGGCTACGTAGACGAGTTGCCCGTCAATGGCGAGCCGGTCACCATGTACCGTGCCCGCATGGTGATCTACTGGGCCGGGGCTCGCGGCCTCTTCGGTGTCGCTGCCGACGGCCCCGAGACCGGCAGCCGGCTGTCGCCGGTCGTGAAGATGGTCACGGAGACCGTCTGGCAGGAGTGGATGGATGTCACCGCTGAGGCTGCGGAGAGGATCAATGCCTGGGAGTAGCGGCTACGGCTACGGCGACGGCTTCGGCTCCGGCTTCGGCTACGGCGACGGCTTCGGCTCCGGCTTCGGCTACGGCGACGGCTTCGGCGACGGCTACGGCTACGGCGACGGCTTCGGCGACGGCTTCGGCTACGGCGACGGAGAAGCCACGACCACGGCGGGCAAATATGTCGTCGCGATTCACCGACCATACGGCGTGATATCAGCCGGGTGCCAAGCAGGCACGCTCTCGTGGTGGCGTGAGCGCTGGGAGGAGATCGCGCGAGACGAGGGCGTCTCGATGGACGAGGCGCGGACAGCTTTGCAGGCGGTCGAGGCCGCCATGGGAGGAGCGACATGAGCAACATCCAGCAGTGGTACCGGGCCATGGGATTCGATCGCAGCGCCAAGGCCACCATCATCGAGGACATGATGGCGGAGCGCCTCGACGCGGAGCGCGGAAACGCGCGCCACAGGGAGATCCGAAACCGGCTCGCCGATGCCGAGGTCCAGCTCTCCGAGACGATGCGCGAGCTCAGGCAGCTCCGCCGGCGGGAGGACTACCTGACGGCCACCGAGCGACAGCTCCGCGGGATCATCGAGGAGCTGTCCTCGCAGTGCCGCGGTGCCAAGGACATCGACACGCAGGCGATGGCGCAGCGGCACCGGGAGCGGCTGGCGGACGTGCTGGGGGGCGAGTGATGACTGACATGCTCTGCGACGCCCACAAGCTCACCAACGACGTCAACCTCCAGTCCACCAACCCGGCCCGCTGGCATGAGCTGCGGCGCGGCGGCATCGGCGGAAGCGACGTCCCCAAGCTCTGCGGGGCCTACGGTGACGACCCGCCCGAGTGGGGCACGCCGCTGGCCGTCTATCGCTCCAAGACCGAGCCAGTCGAGGAGCGCCGCGAGCTCGACAACGTGGCGGCGGCGATCGGCACCGCGATGGAGGATCTCCTCGCCCGCCTCTACGAGCAGACGACGGGATTGGTGACGATCAAAGCGCCGATGTGCTGCGACCCTGCCCGGCCGTGGAGGCGGGCCTCGGTCGACCGGCTCGTCTACGAGGAGGCAGCGGACTTGTCGAAGAGCCGGCCCGTCGCCGTGCTCGAGTTGAAGCGCCCGACGGCGTGGAATCAGACGTGGAAGGGCGACGACGCGCCGGCCTACGCCCGCATGCAGGGCCAGTGGTACGCGAGCATCCTGGGGCTGCCACGGGTCGACATCTTCGCCCTCGTCAGCGACACGACGCCGAGGCTCTTTACGTACCCGGCCGACCCGGAGCTGGCCGAGCTGCTCACCGCGGAGTGCGAGACCTTCTGGACGCAGCACGTCATCGCAAAGGAGCCGCCCCTGCCGGTGGCGTCCGAGCGTCGCGCGTGGCTCGGTGATCGGTACCCGGAGATCACCGCGCCGATGGCCTCGGCGACGATGTACCAGGAGGCCCTCGCGGAGTCGCTCCAGCTGCTCGGGCGGCGGCAGAAGCTGCTCGACACGCGCAAGGCCGAGGTCACCGACGAGCTGCTCCAGAGCCTGCGGGGAGGCGAGGGCGTGAAAGGCGCCGGCTGGAGCTTCACCTGGCGCGAGTCGGACGGCAGGGTGGCATGGAAGGCCCTGGCCGAGACGCTGCTGCCACAGGTCGACGACGAGCAGCAGGCCTTCCTGCTGCGGCAATTCACCGGGCGGCCGTCGCGGTCGCCGAGATACAACCCGAAGAGGAGCAAGTGATGACAACCGAAATGCCCCCCGACTGGGGCGAGACAGACAAGCCACAGCAGCAGCAGCACCCTGCTCCGGCAAGGCAGCCACGCAGCACCTTGGCTCTACTCGCTGACGCCTACCTCGCCGGGGCCGGCGTCGACGTCCTGGCTGGCCTCGTGCCAGCTGGAGTCGAGCAGGCCATGGTGGCCAACGCCTTCCTGGCGACCGTCGCGGCCAACCCTGACCTGATGACGTGCACGTACCAGAGCCTCGAGCAGTGCCTGCGGGACTGCGCGCGGATGGGGCTGCTGCCGGGGCCGGCCGGCCATATCTACCTCATCCCGAGGTCCGGGAAGGCCCAGGCCCAGGTCGGCTACCAGGGCCTCATCGCGCTGATGAAGCGCAGCGCCGGCGTGGTCCGCGTCGAGACGGGGGCGATCCATGAGCATGATGTCTTCGTCGCGCGGCGCGGAAGCAACCCGGAATTCGCCCACGAGCCCAACTGGAAGGGCGACCGCGGGGAGGCTGTCAGCTGGTACGCCGTGGCGTACTTTGCGGACGGCGGCCCGCCCCAATTCGAGGTGATGACACGCGACGAGATCGAAGCCATCCGCGACGCACATGGCAACAAGCGGCTCTGGGCGGCGCACTTCGAGGAGAAGGCGCGCATCACCGTCGTCCGCAGGCTCGCCAAGTGGATCGGCCAGGACGACGCCCTGGGCCACGCCTTCCGCATGATGGACGCCGGGGAGGCTCCCGCGGCGCAGACTCAACCCACCGGCCGCCGGGACGCGATCCGCGCCCGCTTGGAGTCCAGGCCATGAGCGACTACCAAGAGATCACCAGCCTCATCGAGTCCGCTCTCATGCACCCAGAGAAGGGCGATGTCGTGGTGGAGCTCGCGCAGCGGATGCGCCAGCTCCCGCAACTACGCCGTGTCCTCGACGCTGCCCGCAACGAGTACGAGCAGCTCGTGAGCGGAATCGACACATGCTTCCGCGAGCTGCTCGGCGAGCCCCGGCATGACGAGCCTGCCAGCCCGGCCCCCGAGCGGATGACGCTGGCCGAGGCCAGGGCATGGCTCCGCAGCTCGAGCTACCCGGTGCCCATCGGCCGCGGCTCACTCGAGCGCTGCGATGCGATGATCGCGCTGATCACCAGCGGCGGCGAGCTCGACTTCGACGCCTTCGAGCCGCTCGACTGGAGCGACGCACAGAAGGCCCCAGAATCGCCCCAGGACGCATCGGAGCCTCCGGGTGACACCGAGGGTGCCGCGGACGCCTCCGAGCCCGCAGAATCGAATCAGGACTCCCAGTGCGTGATTCCTGAGCCGGTCGGAGTCGAGGAGCAGCCCCTGCTCGTGATCCCGGTGACCACCTGCCCCGAGTGCGCGCAGCCCGTCGAGCGCTGCGACTGCGTGCCTTACTGATGGCTACCATCCTAGCCATAGACCCCGGATTCCGCCGTACCGGATGGGTCGTCGTCGACGTGCATGGCGACGGCATCATCCCGGTGGAGTGCGGCCTCATCGAGACGCAGAAGGCCACCGGCAAGGTCCTGGTCGCCGTCGACGACTGGGAGTGCTGCCGCATCATCACCCGCGAGCTCATCGCCGTCGCGTGCATCCACGAGGCCAGGTGCATCGTGGTCGAGGCGCCGGCCGGGAGCAAGAGCAGCCGGGCCGCGAAGTGCATGGCTTTGGCCTTCGCCTGCTGCGCGGCTGTGGCGGAGGTGTACGAGCGCCCGGCCGTGCTGGTGAGCGCCGACCGCGCGAAGAAGGCGGCCACCGGGCGCAGGAACGCCTCGAAAGACGACGTGGCCGCAGCGGTGGCGCACCTCCTGCCGCCGGACTGGGGCGACCCGTGGCCGCGCAGCAAGCGGGAGCACATCACGGACGCCGCGGCGCTCGTGCTCGGTGCGTGGGAGTCGGACGTGGTGCGGATGGTGAGGGCGCTGTGATGGACGCGGTGCTGGAGGACATGGCGGAGCGCGTCAGGCGCCTGGGGGGGGGGCGGGATGAGCTGCTGTAGCTGCGTATGGCTCGAGGCCGATGGGTGGTGGTGTCGCCTCTGGGAGTGCGCCGCGCTGACCCGCGGGGAGCGGTGCGCACGATGGTCCAGGCGTGAAAACGAAGGCGATGGATGATGGAGCTGGGGCGCCACGTACTCCACTGCGGGGACTGCCTGGAAGTCATGGCGACGCTGGAACCTGAGAGCGTGGACGCGGTGGTCACGGACCCGCCATACGGCCTCGGGTTCATGGGCAAGGCTTGGGATGCCCTGCCACCTGGGCGGGAGTGGGCGGAAGCCTGTCTTCGGGTGCTGAAGCCTGGCGGCCACCTGGTAGCCTTCGGGGGGCAGCGCACGATCCACCGCCTGACCTGCGCGCTGGAAGATGGTGGCTGGGAGATTCGAGACCAACTCCAGTGGCTCCAGTGGCAGGGGTTTCCGAAGTCGCTGGACGTGTCGAAGGCGATCGACGCTGCGGCGGGGGCGAAGCGCCGGGTGGTGGGCTACAAGGCCGGCACCATGGCGCACCCTGACACGGGGCGCACCGACATGCCGGGCAAGGCGGTGGGCGTGAAGCAGACCGGGTGCGCGGTGCCAGTCACCGCCCCCGCCACCGCCGAAGCCCGCCAGTGGTCCGGGTGGGGAACAGCGCTGAAGCCATGCTCCGAGCCTGCGGTGCTGGCCAGGAAGCCAATGGACGGGACGGTGGCGGCCAACGTGCTGAGGTGGGGGACAGGTGGGATCAACGTGGACGGATGCCGATACCGCCCCGGTGACATGGCCTGGCCAGGGCCGCAGAACACGGACCCGGGGACGCGGTGCAATCGGCGGGACGCTGCGGGACGCTGCCAGGGACACGGCAACGCGGGGCTGAGTACGTCTGGGCAAACCTTCCACGGACCGGAGTCCGCGCCTGCCGGGTGGTTCCCTTCCAACGTGTACGCCTGCCCGAAGGCCAGCACCGCGGAACGCGAGGCGGGATGCGAAGGTCTGCGCCAGGTGACACCAGGCGAGGTTACGGGTCGCAAACCAGGAAGCGCCGGTCTCGACAACCCGAGAGCAGGTATGACAGGATCTCGGTCTCGAGGCAACATGCACCCGACCGTGAAGCCACTGCGGCTGATGCGCTGGCTGGTCCGCCTGGTCACGCCACCGGGCGGGTTGGTTTTGGAGCCGTTCGCGGGGTCTGGCACCACGCTGCTCGCGTGCGAGGCGGAGCGCGTCCGCTGCCTGGCCATCGAGCGGGAGCCAGACTACTGCGAGATTATCCGGGCACGCTGGCTGGCTTCGACTCGCCAGCGCGGGCTGGAACTGTGACCACATCAAAGCCGAATGGGCAGGAGATCCTGATGAACAGCTGGACATGCCAAGAGCCCCACTGCGACGGCGACATCGTCTGCGCCCAGGTCGACGTGACAGACGGCCAGTATGAGTGCGGCCATCACATCTGGCTGTGGCGAGGCTACTGCAATCGGTGCGCAGTAGTGCGCAGGCTCCCAGTGCTGCGATGTCCGCAGTGCTGCGGGCTCCGACCGGAGGGTGAGTGATGATGACGAGGGTAGAGCTTGCGATGCTGCTCGAAGCAAGCGAGCACCAGAATGCCGACCTGCGTGTCAGGCTCGTGCGATACCTCGAGGCCCTGCGCGATGCGCTGGCGGTGATGGACGCCTATGCCGGCCATGCCGGGTCGAGGGTGGACGGGGAGCGCATCCAGGCGCTCCGGCAGCTCGCGTGGGGTGACACGCCATGATGAGCAGGGATGCACGGAGCACGGCGGATGCAGTGTTGCGCAGGCTCGGAGAAGTCAAGGCCGAGGCTGCCGCGCTCCGGCTGGAGCGAGACCACCTGCGGACGCTGCTACGGCAGGCGATGGTGGAGCTCGGCGTGGCCGTGAGGCATGGGATCTACGACCAGGGAGTGTACGAGGCGCTGGTAGCAGCGCTCGGAGAAGATCATGGGTGATGACGATGTGATGGCGCTGCGGGCTGAGCGCGACGAGCTGCGTGCCGCTCTCGCCGAGGCCCTGAGCCTGATGGCAGACCACGATGTATGGAACTGCATGGGCTGCGGGGCGGACCTGGAGCGCGGCGACCCGTGCGATGCGACTTGCCGCGTGCGGGCGATGCGAGAGCTGGCGGGGGTTCAGCACGGGGGCGTGGAAGGAGAGCTGAAATGAGCATGGAAGACTGGAGGATTGAGAAATACTGGGACGATTGGTTCGGGCTCAAGCACAAGGTCCGACCGGGCTACTACGGGATCCCGGAGGGCACGCGCGAACAGTGGGCAGGGTTGATCGCGGCGGTCAGAAAGGGAGAGAACTACTACAGCAAGCGCCTCGGGTTTGAGGATGGCGCAGTCTTGAGCCCAAGAAACTCCGACGGAGGCCCAGGCAGTCTCTTTGAGATTGACGATCCTGATGCGTTTGCAGATTGGGTCGAGTGGGAGGTGCAGCGATGATCCCAGACTGGGCCTGGATCCTCATCCTCATCCTCCCCGCCGGCTGGCTGCGCCTCGTCGGGCACGAGCTCTCACACGCCGTCGCGTGCGTCGTGACCGGCGGGACCGTCGACTGGGCACGGCTCCGGCTGTGGCCTGGTCGGATCGACGGCCGATGGTACTGGGGCTGGTGCTACCGCGCCGGCGGCGATGACCTCTGGATCGGGATCGCCCCGGCAGGCAAGGCGACGGCCCTGACGGTGTGCTGGCTCGTGCCGGCGGCGCTGTGGTGGGACCCGCTCTACGTCCTCGCCGCGTGGGAGCTCACCGACGTCCTGTGGTGGTGGGCGGGCTGGCTCTGGAGGCCCGACTCGGACGGTGGGCGGGTGCGTCGGCTTCTCTGACTTTTTTTGTCGAATCGCGACAAAACACGTTGACCTCTCTCCCTGGCGTGTGTACTATTCCAACAGACGCTAAGGGAGATACGACATGAGCAGCAGTTGGATTAGACAGGACAAGCGCAACGCAATCTACCTCCGGGACGGTTGCGCGTGCGTCTTCTGCGGGGCCGCGATGGACGACCCCGGCACCGTCCTGACGCTGGACCACCTGCAAGCGCGCAACCTGGGCGGCAGCAACGAGGCGACGAACCTCGTGACGGCCTGCCTGAGCTGCAACAGCTCGAAGCAGGACCTCCCGATGCGTGACTGGTACCGCGCCCTCGCCGACCGCGGCGTGGACGTGAGCGAGCTCCCGAAGAAAATCCGGCGCCACACCCGCCGGGCCATCAACCTGAAAGCAGCCCGCCAGCTCATCGCGGCGCGGGCGTAGGAGACATCATGAGCACTGCATCCAATCTCGAGACCATCGCGACGGCCCTTGGCTGGGCCGACTACCAGACCACCGGGAGCCTGGATGTGGGCCCCAGTGACACGCTCCAGATCAGTGACGGCAACTACTGGTACCTTGTTGACGAGTACTGGGCCTGGGCCTGGGCCTCGGATTACGAGGCCAACAAGGACGGGCGGCCATATGATGACTTCTGCCGGGCTGTTGATCATATCGACCCGATGAGCTTGGGCTCGATCCGCGCGGACCGTAAGAGGTGGGCAGGGCTCTGCGGGGTTGGAGGCGACATCTACGCTCGCGTCACAGCACCAGACGCCGACAAGATCAACTCCGCGGCGACCTTCCTCGGCGCCACCAAGGCGAGCCACGATCACCACGTATGGCGGGACTACGAGACCAAGAGGTGGCTAGCCGCCGACCTCGATGAGCTCGAAGAGCTTGCGGACGAGCTCGATGCAGCTGATGACCTGGAGTCCGTATACGCTGCGTGGGTCGCAGACCGCGCAGATCTGGAGATCGTCGGGGACGACCACGAGCAACTCGTCGAGGCGATCAAGGCGGCGAAAGAACTGTGAAAATCCCACGAGCAGACGAGCTGGCGATAACCTGGGGCGTGGCTGTAGACACCATCTACAGCCGCACGAGCGGTAGAGCCCACGTCACCGCGCTCGACCTCGACGACCTGGCCAGGCGTCATCGGCTCGACCGCGGCGAGATCGTCGAGCACTTCGCCGCCAGACGCCGGCGCTACCTCGAGCGCATCGGGGAGCCATCGCCACCGGCAGAGCCGGACGTCACCGACAGCGATCGGGAGGCGATGCGACGGGTAGCAGCTCGCGTCGCCGAGCGGGCGGCAGCCGAGATCAATGCCGGCCGGCTAGTCGACAGCGAGGACGACGACGGCGGTTAGCGCACCGGCCGCGACGATGCCGAGGGCGATCACAAACGCCGGCTCCTGCCACCATGACACCTGGGCAGGGGCCGGCGTCGTCGCGTCTGCGAGCAGCTGCGCCAGCCGGGCTGCCCGGAAGCGCTCGTCCTGCTCATCAGCCCGTGCTGCAGCCATCTCCGCCTCGTGCTGGTCACGCATGACCGTTGCCTCCGCCTCGCAGGCGCGCAGCCGCTCGTGCTCCACGAGTGCCCTGCGGACCTCGTCCTGGTCGAGACACAGGGACGTGCTCGGGCACGGAGCGGGTGGAGCGGGACTGCTCGCATAGCCCGTGCCCGAGCACAGTAGGAGCATGAGCAGGAGCAGGGACAACCTACTCATGCGCTCCGTCGCCGAAGGCCGCCGCCCAGAGATCTGCCAGTCGCTCCGAGCTCGCCTTGTCGATCTCGTCCTCGGCCTCCTCGGCCTGCTGCCGGATCTCCTGGAGGCGCGCGGCGGACTTGGCACGCTCAGCCTCGAGCCGTACCGCGGTGGCCCGGTGGCGCTCCGCAGCGGTGCGCTCGATCTCAGCAAGGCGGTTGGCGATCCTGGCCTGCTCCTCGGCCACAGCCCGCGCCTCCTCGGCCCGCTTGCGGCGCCTGCGCTCGTAGCCGTAGATCGGGATGAGCACGGAGAGGATGACGCCAAGGGCCGCCGCGATCCATTTCCAGGCCCGCCCGAGCCATGCCGAGACGCTACCCACGCGGCATCCCGGGGAGCATGTCGGCAAGCCTGCCGAGGCGCTGCCCGATGAGCCGCACGATGCTCGAGGCCAGCACGCCTCCTGCCGCCCCTACCCCAGCGCCATAGCAGGCGTCCCACGAGACAGCACCGAGGACGAGACCTACGGAGGCGCCGATCGCGATGGATAAGAAGACGAGCAGCGGAGCCCACCACATCCGCTCCGTCGCGGCCTTGGTGTCGGTGCCAGGGCTCCGCAGCTTGTACCGCGACAGCCACGCGCGCTTGATGGCCTCGGTGATGCCCCACGCGAGGACCGCCGGCACGATGACGCAGAGGGCGATGGCGAGCTCGATCATAGCGCTGCGATCCTGTCCTTGTGGCGCTCTGCGCACACGCGCTGGATTCCGCCCAGTGCCACGTCGAGGCTCCCGATGCGCTCGCCCTGCCTGTCCTGGCTGGCGGTGATCCTGTCGACGTCTCGGCGGAGCTCCCCGAGCTCGGACTTCAGCGCCGCCAGGCTGGACGACACCTTGACCGACGCACCGACAGCAGAGCCGACGATCGCCAAGAGGAGCCCAGCGAATTGAAGCCAGTCCATCATCACACCACCTCCGCCCGCTGCCGCACCAGCAGGTTGCGATCTATGTTTCCATTGCCTCCGCGATACCACGGCACCGACCCGTGCCCCGTCCACTGCCAGATCCTCGGCTCCCACCATGACCCATCGGACAGCGCCACGGCATCGGGGCGACGGGTGGGGACGTCGGTGCGCTCCGGGCCGACCTTGACGTAGGACGCCAGCCACAGGTCGAATAGCGCGAGCTCGGGATTGCCGAGGTAGCGATAGCGCACGTAGCTCCGGCCCGTGTAGATCCCGCACCGCTCGCCGAGCTCGTCCTGCACGCGCGCGATGAAGGCCCGCGTCCAGAGCATCACCTCGGACGGCCGGAACTGGCGCCGGAAGGCCTTCCCGCGCTCCCTGCCTTCCTTCGTCTTGCCGAAGCTTTGCCACTCCATGTCAAGCCACAGGCGCGGGCCGAGCTCGTCTGGCCAGATCGTGCCGAGGATGCCGGCGCGCTCGACGGCCGCGCAGAAGACGTCGGCCTGCTCGACGGGCCGCCACGTCCGCAGTCCTCGGCGGAGCGGCGTGGCGAAGTGGTAGGCGCCCGTCGGCAGCAGGGCCTCGAGCGCCTTCCTGGCATGTGCGATGCCCTTCTTCGAGGCGCTCTCGCCCTGCGACAACTTGCATATCACGAAGCCGTCGCCCGCGGCGTGGGCGCCGGAGTAGTCCGCGCCCGCCAGGCTCTGCCAGCCGCTGACGTCGACTCCGCGCACAGCCTACTCCGTGGTGCCGTAGGTTCCGAAGACCACCAGCCGGCCGGCCGTGATGGCCTCGACACCGACCTCGAGGTTGAGCCGCCGCCTGCTTGTCGTCTTGGTCGTGGCCGCCGCTGCGGTTCCGTCGCAGAGCGTGTCGAGCAGCCCCGCCGCGTCCCACGGGTTGCTCAAGTCCGAGATCGCGATGGCTGCCACGATGCCCGTGGTGTCGTCTGCCGTGACGCCGAGGCCCACCGTGGCCGCGTCACCAGTCGGGCTCTCGAGCGTGGTGAGGACCTCGGCCTTGGCGCTCACCACGTAGGCGTTGTCCGGCAGCTCCGGGCCGAATGGGTTGGATCCGACGGCGCCACCGTGCGTCGCGAAGTCGTAGGTCGCGCGGAAGTTTCCGCTCGTAGCGAAGTCGACGGATCCCGACACGTCGTAGACGACGCCCCACTTGGCGGCGCCCGTGCTCTTGTCGAAGCAGGCGTAGGCCGTCGCATCCGTCACTCGGATGGAGCCGTTGAACCAGCCCTTCGTCTGGTCGTCGGTCGCACCGGGGACGCCAGCGATGGCCACGACGTAGGTGGTGCGCAACCAGACGGCGGCTCCGGCTGCAGCGCTGGTACACAGCCACTGCGACCCGTCGAGCGTGTTGGCGACAACATCACCGAAGGCGTAGCCTGCGTCCACGTCCTGGGCGACCCCGGGCTGCGCACCGAGGGTCTTGAGCGTCCGCGTGTGCCAGGCGGTGGTGCCGTTGATGTTCTGGAAGACGTCCGAGCCGTCGGCCATGAACGCAATGGCGCCGATGTCCCCCATGATGATCCCGTTGGGGTCGGCGTCGACGATGAGGAAATCCAGGTCCCCGAAGGGCTCGCGGTGGACGATGGCCATGGGATGCTCCTATGCGTGTCAGCCGATCCGCAGGACCGACAGGTTTCTCTTCGTGATGCGGACGTTGTTTCCGCCGACTGACCGGAAGCGGCCCTCGATGGCCTGGCCAGCCGAAAGGCCGGTGACCCTGCAGTGTGTACCGATGCTCCCGATGTCACCGATGTTCGAGATCTTGCGCGGGCATTCAGAATCCGCGACCACGACCGAGTTCGCATAGATCGCCGTCTCGAGCGTCTCGAGCGCGGCCGTGACGTTGCCGGTGACAGTGAACCAGACGAGATAGTCGCCAGCACCAGGCGTGATCGTCATGCCAGTCACGAGGACGTGCGTGGCGCTCGTGGTGTCCGCGTTGCTGGAGCCAGCCACGGATGCTGAGTAGGCATCCGGGATGGCATCGATCTTGGTTTTGTCCGCCCCCGTCATCAGGCCGGCGTTGCCGCCCGCGACAGCGACAGGACGAGCCAGGCGAGCCAGACCGAAACAGCAGCCCAGCTCGAAGTCACGCGGCTCGTGCTCGAGCGAGGAGAGCTGCGGCTGAAACACAAGGTGAACGCCGGTCAGCGCGAGGGTCGGGATCGGATCATCCTCGAAGCTACCCTGCAGAAACCGCAGTGTGTAGGGTCCGGTGGTGTCGCGCGCCGGGGTGGTGATGACGCAGAACGCGCCGGTCGGCAGTGTCGGGGCAAGGTCCCCCTGCACGATAGACAGCGTGGCCGCCGCTATGATCATCCCGGCGTAGGCCACGTCGTCGTCGTAGGTCTCTGGAGTCGGCCTTCCCGCCACGGTGTTCCAGCATCCCCGCTGGCCGTCCACTGCCACCTCGAGCATCACCGGGATTCCCTCGACGTCCTCGTGCCCTGCGACCCCGGGCGTGGTGGTGAAGTCGAAGCCCGGGTCCGCCGTGACGTCTAGCGTGGTGCCACCAGCAAAGACAAACGGTCCCTGCGAACCGCCCGAGACCTTGATGCCGACCGCCAGCCCGCGCACATCCTGCCGCGACCATGCCGTGGCGCCGTCAATGTTCCGGTAGCTCGCGGTCCCATCGTCCATGTACGCCACCGCGCCGACGAGCGCGCTGGTAGCTCCGCTCGGGTCCGCGTCGACGATGAGGATCTCGGTGTCGCCGAGGGGCTGCCTGTGGATCACTGCCATCGTGAGCTCCTAGTCGAGTGGTACCCAGTCGTAATAGAGCATCGTGCCGTAGTAGTCGAGGAGGCCGACGCCGGCGCCGTCCGCGATGACCTGCATCTCGACGCCGATCATGTCGCCCGCAGCCACGAAGGCCGGCGCGGCGAGCGTGACGGTGGCGGTGTGCCAGCGGATGCCACCGGCGCCGTTGTCGACGCCGCGCTTTACTGCGGTGTTGTGGCTGGCGTCGTACTCGCCGTCGACAAGCCCAGCGATCGCAGCCTTCGCGGGCATGCCGGCGCCGTCAGCCGGCACCGAGCGGGTGTAGACCACGGCCCGCGCGTCCCCGACTGGCCCAGTCGTGATCTTGTAGACGCTCTTGTAGCCGGTGATCTTGACGCCGCGCGAGGCCGTCCCGCGCGTCATGAGCGGGGCCTCGGTGTACCAGTCGCTGCCGGTGACCGAGCCGGTGCGGCGCACAGCAAAGTTATTGCCCGAGCCGTTGACAGTGTTCCACACCCCGCCAGACTTCTCCCCGCCCATGAAGCTGACCCACAGCTGGCCGTCGGTGAGCGTCTGCGCGGGCACGGCGTCGTCGCCTAGCGGGGAGTGCGTCGCAGCGTGCGGGTCCGCCAATGCCAGCGTAGCACCTCCGAGCAGCGATCCACCGAAGCGGCCCAGCGTGCCATGGTCGGCCCGGAAGGAGGACGCCGGGCCAGAGAAGTCGCCGGAAATCGAGCAGCTCGACAGGTAGCGTGTGCCGGCCGCAGTGACCGTGATCGCGGTGAAGCTCGAATCCGTCTCATCGTCGATCTTTGCGACGGTGACGGCAGCCCCAAAGCGATTATGGGCTCCTCTGTACATGGTCGCCGTCGGCGCGTTGACCGCCCCGGACGTCTCGGACTGCTCGAGGAAAAGCCGCGCCGTGGCTGTCTGTCCACTGAGATCGATCGCGCTGGCAGCCCCCATACCCACGACTGCGGCCGACTCGATGTAGAGATCCTGCTGCTTGCCTGCGCCCACGTCGGAAAGCACGACGGCGCCGGAAATGAGCCAGTTGGCGACGTCGAAGCGGCTCTGGATTCTGAGCTGCGTGGACGCCCCTGCCGCCGCTGCCGCCGGATCTGCGATGCGCGAGATCGATCGGGGAGACGTCGGGATCACGCCAAGCGTCACGGACCCATCGGCTACCAGGTGCCAGGCGCCTCCGTCCGTCTGCGGGATCGTGACCGCCTCATCATAGGTACCGCGCTTGACGAAGACGACGCGGTCCGCCGCGCTGCCACTCGCCGCGGCCGCAGCGGCAATGTCGGTGATGGCCGCCTGAATCGTGGTGTAAGGATTGGCCGCGCTGCCGTTTGGGGCCGAGTCGGTGTTGCTCGAGTCGACGTACCGCTCGAGGCCGAGAGCCTCCCGGCTATCGACCCTTGCCCACGCCGTCGCGCCATCGGTATTGCGCCAGGTCTCGCGGCCGTCTTCGGAGTAGGCGGACGATCCGATGATGCCGGTGACGGCCCCGCTCGGGTCCGCGTCGACGATGAGGATCTCGGTGTCGCCGAGGGGCTCGCGGTGTTTCACTGCCATCGGATCGCCCTCCTGATGCTACTACTAGGTCAGCGCCACGCCGTTGTTGCCCACGACGCGCCAGACCAGCGCTCCGCCGACCTGCGTGCCGATGAGCTGGAGCGTGTCGCCTGCGTTGCCGAAGGTCAGCGTGACCGAGCCCAGCACGTCGACGGCCGCGGCCGCCGTGACCACGATGTCGCCCACGTACACGTCGCAGACGAGGGTCAGCTGCTGGCCCGCGAAGGCCGGGATCGCGAGGGTGCGCGTCTCGGCTCCGGCCGACGTCATGAAGCACGCGCCGGACTGCACGACCGGGATCGCCAGGCCGTTGCCCGGATCGGCGATGTCGTCGAAGGTCGAGCTGCGGCTCCAGTTGGTGTCGCCGGCACCGACCTTGTGGTAGATGGCGTTGCCCAGATGGATGCACAGGTCACCAGTGGTGCCGGCGAGGCCGGCACCAGCAGTGGGGTCCGCGTCGACGATGGCGAGGCGGTTGCTGCCGCCGAGTGGTTGTTGGTCTACGATGGCCATTACTCATGCTCCTCGGCCGCGTCTCGCGGCCACTGACAGTGATCCGCGACTCACTCGAGACGCGACTAGGTGAGCGCGCAGCCGGAGTTGCCGGCGACGCGCCACGCGAGGGTGCCGCCGACCGTCATGCCGACGAGCTCGATCCAGTCCCCGGCCTGCTCCATCGTGATGATGGTGGAGCCAGGGATCGTGTCGACCGCAGAGGCCACGGTGATGACGCAGTCGCCCACGTACGTGTCGCAGTAGAGCTGGATGCGCTGGCACCGTATCACCGGGATGGCCAGCGTGCGCGTCTCAGCACCAGCCGTGACGATGGCGCAGCTCCCGCTCGCGGTGACCGGGATCGCCAGGCCGTCGCCGGGGTCCGCGATGTCGACCAGGCCGCCCGCGACGGAGGTGATCGCGGACTCGGAGAAGACGAGCGCCGTGGTGTCGGGGACGATGGCGCCGGCCGTGTCGAGCTGGTAGACCTTGCCCGCGCCCGCGGTGCCGGACTGCACCGGGATCAGCATCCCGTGCCAGAAGTGCTCGGCGAGCCTGCAGTCCATGCGGCGATGGAAGGCTGCCGGGCCGATGGTGACGATGCCGTTGTCCGCGCCTGCCGCCTGCGCCGTGAGCAGCACGTCGTCTCCGACGACACACGCCACGCCGTCAATGGTCTGCGCGCCCGCGCTCGCCAGGTTGGCCGTGGCCACGACCTTGACAGGCTGCTTCCAGAACCCTCGAGAATCGTTGAATCTTGCCGCCATGCTGCTGCTCCTTTCGGTGTCCGCTGCCGTTTCAAGTATAGGCGCCCTGGAATTCCAGAATCAACCGTGAATCACGGAAGGCTGCTGAGATCGCCAACGCGCAACGTCCGCCCGCCCCAGCCCTGGAAGTATCGGCCCTCCATCGTCTCCCATGCCGGCTCGCGGTCTTGGGTGAGCTCGATGATGCGGTCGACTGCCGCCGCCGGCGCCGCGTCCCATTTCGTCACCGTGCCCCAGTCGACGATGGAGGCGTGATTGGGCGGGTAGACGAAGCTGCCGCCGATGCTCGATGCCACGACGATCCGGTCAGCCGCTGCGGCTCCGCTCGAGGCCGAGTACATCTCCCCGGGTAGCGGGGTGCCAGCTCCGGCCCCCACCGTCCGGCTCATCGTCATCCCCTGCGTCATGCCGTAGCAGGCCGGGGCGACGCGCTGCCCGTAGGCCCAGAGCGTACCGCCCGTCCCCGCGATGGCAGGGTTGAAGTTGAGCCCGGTCACCGCGTATGGGCCGGTGCAGGCCGCCAGCCCCAGCTGGTCGATCGCCACGAGGTACTCCCGCAGCGGGGGCGGGGCGACGCCGGCCACGATGTCCGACGCGCTCCCGATCGTCGGCGTCCACTCGACCACGACGTAGCGCGGGTCAATGCGGCCGCTCGGAGCGACGGCGAGAGCGTAGATGATCTCCGGCGCCTTGGGGTCGAGCTTGAGAATGCGCGTCTGGTCTGTGTCGTCAGCCTGGAAGACAACGGGCGCGTGCTCGCTGCCCACCTGGCCTACCATGATCCGGCCGGTCCCGGCTCCGGCGTCAGCTGCTCGACAGTAGACGGTCACGTCGGTGTCGACCGAGACGGGACAGTGATAGGCCGCCAGCCCGATCCGCAGAACGTTGCTTTGCCCGGTGGAGGTGAAGCCGTAGGCGCCCAGCGCCGGGTTCTGCACGAAACTCCACAAGCACTGCCTGCGGTCCGCCTGGACGACGCGGAAATTCTCGGCGGCGCGGATGAAATACTCGGTGTGAATCGGCGCGTCCGCGGTGCCCACCTGGAGCGCCGCGTCGTCGTAGGCGATGAATCCGCTGGCCTTCGCTCCGCTGCTGATGCCGACTCGCTTCGCGGGCCAGATGCCGACGCTTTGCAGCTGGAGGTTGCCGGGGCCGGCCGAAAGCGTGATGCGGAGGAAGCGCGTCGTCGTCAGCAGGGCGAAGCTATGCGGGTCCCATGTGGTGGCCAATCCTGCCAGCGCGCCGGACGCCAGCGGGTACGCGCCCACCGCAACCCATGGCCCGCCGCCGGCGATGGCCTGCTCGATGTTGACGGTGCAGGTGCCGCCGGCGCTCGAGTGGATCCCGAGCATCGCATCGTAGGTGGTGGCGTCCGCGCTTGCGTAGGCGGGGACGATGATCTGCTGCGTGGGGGCGATGGTCATGACCGGGCAGCAGTTGACGAGGGCGGGTGAGTGCGTCGCGTAGTGCCAGTTGCAGCGCCTGAGCAGCGTGTGCAGCGGCTCGGGATCAGCGGGGATGTGGCCGAGCAGCTCGTTTGCGCTGACGAGCTCGAGGTCCGCAGGTATCGTTATCGCCACGAGGCCCCCGGCGTGTCGGTGTGCAGGTGGCGCGCCTGGGCAGCGTTGCAGCTGCCTCGGATCGGGATCGTCAGGTACCACTCGGCCGTGAGCACGGGAGCCCCGACGATGGCAGCCACGGTGAGCTCGGTGAGGCCGCCCACGAGGTCCACCGCCGAGATCGTGTAGCCATCGGTGGTGGCGTCGTCCGCGCTCGGCAGGTAGGCCACGAGCGCGAAGGGAGAGGCCGAGGCGAGGAAGGCGCCCATCAGATCGTAGTAGGCGCCCGGCACCCGGATCAGCACAGGTACAGCAGCGGTGCCGGTCCACGAGATCACCGGGGCAGACGGGGCGAGCGCGTACTGTGTGTAGGTCCCGGCGATGGCGATGGTCAGCGTCTGCGCGTAGTCGCGCAGCTTGACCTGGCGTCCGATGACGCGGGCCGGGCCGGTGTAGCCAGACTCCCCGGTGGCAGGGTCCCAGAGCAAGAAGTGATCGCTGTCGATCTGGATTGCGTCGCCGACCTCGACGTGCGCACCGCTGGCGTGCTGGAGCCACGGCACCACGTCGATCTCGAAGACTCGGACGCCCTTGGCATCCTCGAAGCGGCTCGCGGCCCATGCTCCCGCTGGCAAGCGAAGGTCCGCGTGCGGGATGCCTCGGACTGTCTGCGACCATTTCTGTGGCCCGACGCTGTGGAGTAGCACCGTGTCGTTGATCAGGATGGTGCCGTCGTCCCTGCCGGCGACCTCCTTGAGTTTGAGCTCGATGATGTTGGGCGATCGGGGCCGCGCCAGCTCGCGGACCGGGTTGCTGCCGCCTCCCGAAATGAGCAGGTCCGCGTCCGTGATGGTGAGCTCGGCGAGGCCCGTGTCAGCTAGGCTCGTCTGCACCACGGCGAGGTCGACGCTCGAACCGTCCGTGGCCTGCCTCGACACGATGCAGCGATCCGAGAGCGCGATGAGCCCGCCCCAGACGTCAGCGAAGCTCACGGCGTCGTCGACAAGAAACTCCTGCGAGGTGAGCGCCACGCTCCATGCGCCGTCCAACTCCGAGTCGAAGCTATCGCTGTCCACTGCGTCGAGGTCGTAGCCGGTCTCGCGGCTCCCGGTGTCGTAGGTCGGATCATTGTCGCCGCGGCCGCTCGAGTAGAGCATCACGCGCATCAGATCGCGCGGTACGCCGGGGCCGACCTTGGATGCGAAGGTCACGTCGAAGTCGTCTACCGACCCCTCCATGGCGTCGGCCACAAACTGCGCGAGATCGGCCTGGTTGGGCGCGAGGTAGAGCTCAATCTCCCCACCCTGGCCCGCGACCTGCTGCAGCGACTCGTACTCGAAGGCAAGCTCATTGTCTCCGAGCTTGCAGACGATCCACCCTGTCGCCGGGAGCAACGAGAAGTCGCCATCATCGAGCGTGACGAGCAGCGAGCCGATGGATGCGTCCGCCGTGCAGCGGAAGTTGGTTTTGATCCATCCGACGTCGGGCGTCTGGTAGGCCGGCTGCTGCGTCGCGATCCCCGTCGAGTAGAAGCCGTGGACCTGCTGCCACGAACTCGTGAGGTTGGAGACCGGGATCACGCTGCCAGTCGAGACGCTGCAGCTCCCGACGTACCAGAGCTCCCATTCCGCGCTGATGCTCTTGGGGCCGGCGAGGTAGCCGTCGACCCGCGACCACTTCGCGCCCGTCTTGACGTAGGTCGACTCCGTCGGCCCGATGAGCGCCGTCACCGTCGCCCACTCCTGCTCAATGAGCGTGCGCGCCTCGGACAGTCGGATCACCGTGCCGGGCGCCAAAGCCTGGAATGGGAGCAGGTCGAACTCGGTGGTGGCCGGAACGCCCGTCGGCACGTCGAACTGGATCCAAAGCTTGATTGCCCAGTCGGGATCTACGGTGACCTCGGGGTCCGCAACGAGCTGCCAGCGCCCGGTGCCCGAGGCCTTGGCGCCGACCTGCTCCGTGAGGCGCCGCTCCTGCGACCGGCAGGAGAGCGTCCAGCCGTCGCGGTGCCCGGTAGGGTCCGTCTGGACGTGGCCGCGCCAGACCATCGCCGCGCCGTCGAGCAGGTCGGCCCCCTGCACCACGCCGTATGGGTCGACAGGCACCGCCCAGAGCTCGACGATGCGGCCCCGCCAGAAGAGCGGCGCGTCCGTCACCCACGTCGCGATGCTGCTGTTGACGTCCCAGTCGTAAGCTCTCCAATCGCCGTTGGGGCTGCCCCTGGTGAGCCCGTCGAAGCTCGTGGCGCCGGCCTTGAAGGCGTAGCCGATGCTCTCCCGGCCGATGTAGACGACGCCGCTGGCAGGCCAGCCGGACGAATCCACGACGGCCATCGTGCCAGCGGCCGAGTATGCGAGCGTCGACGTGAGCGACGTGATGAGGGCTGGGCGCCGGAAGTAGGCCTTCGTGACGGCGTTGCGTTGGATGTGGAAAGTCATGTCGTAGGACTTGCCGACGCCCGTGCGATCGTCGACCTGCGCGCCGAGCTTCGCCGAGTCGTCGACCACGAGCGACGGGTCGGCCGTGTAGCCTACCGGGTCCACCGCCCCCGTGTCCCGCTCGACGAAGATGCTCGGCATCCCCTCGACACGCAGCGCGTAGAGGATCTGCCAGCCGTATGGCAGCCCGCCCGTCACCGCTGCCCAGTTGGCCGTCGTCATGGGGCCACCGACCCTACCAGCGACACGATGGTATCGGAGTCCGAGCTGCCGAGCCGCTGCGTCTCGATGAGCTCGTACGGGTAGACGTCGAGCGCCCCGCTGAGGTTGGCGGCCGAGTAGAGCCCGGCCACGTAGCCGCACGGGTAGGCGATGAGTCGCGACACGAAGAGCGGACCGTCGAGGAGATCATCGGCCTGCGTCGACCGCATGAGCACGGAGATCCGTGTCAGGTACGTCCGGTAGTGGACGCGCGACGACACGCGGCCCCAGCGATAGCGCCTGGTGTCCGTCTCCTCGGCGGCCCACGGCGGCTCGTAGTCGACGTTGACCGGATTGGCGATGGCCCGCGGCGTCAGGTCGCTGCGGTAGATCGCCGCCCCCGTCAGCACGGCGACCGAGAAGCCGAGCGCCGCTGGCAGGCTCCCTTGGAGATCGATCTCGCATGGCACCGAGCACGCCAGGATCACCTGCTGGCTCGACGCCCATGAGAAGACGTAGACGCCGGCCAGCCCCGCCTCGGCCGTCGCAGCGCCCGCCCAGTACGTCAGCGCGTCCGACACCGTCATGTCGCTGGGAAGCGTGAACGTGAACCACGGGACGCCCTCGCGCACCCGGATCGTGCGGAGCGATGGAAGGTCCGAGTAGAGGTAGCTCTCGATCTGCGGAGGCGCTATGGGCATGAGACCGCCTCCATCGTCACGCGGTAGATCGGCATCTGCGCCCTCGACCTGTCGACGCGGCCGAGGCAGACGGAGACCCACTCCTGCGTTGCGTGGCGCCACACCTGCGCGGTGCGAGGATCGCTGGACGCTGCCAGGGCCTCCCCTAGCGCGGCGGCCTGGGCCTCATCGCAGAGCGCCTCGACCGATGGCATGCGGAGCGAGTAGGCCTGGCTGTCGACCACGAAGGCCCCGGCCCTCGAGAAGCCGCCCGGCCCCACCACGCGCGGCGTCCAGTCCCCGACGTCGGTGACGCAGTCCACCGTGCTCGGGATGCCGGTGACGGTGTAGATGCTCAGCAGGCCCTGCTGCACCACCGGCCAGTCGAGGAGCGCGCGGAGCTCCGCGTCGGCATTGTACGTCGAGCCGACGGTGGCCCGGAGCGTCAGCCCTAGCCACGGGCGCCGGTCCTCTCGGATCGAAATGGTGTAGCTGATGCCACCGAACCACGGGCGGCCCGCGTCGTTGATCCACGCCTCGAGCTCGTCGCTGGCCTCGAGCGCGGTCATGACGTCCACCGACGGAACCCACGTCGCGTTGCCGAATCCGGTCACGACCTGGAGCGACGCCGAGGCCCAGCCCGCGACGGAAATGGCCAGGCCCTTGCTCACGCCGCCTTCCCGTCGAAGCCGGTCCCGGCGTTGCTCCGGCTGATGACGTCGAGCTGCGTCGCGACCTCCTGCGGCGTGCCGCCGATGACAGCAGCCGGGGAGTTGATGTTGATGACGGTGCGAGCCCCACGATCCGCCCCGCCTGGTGGAGCCTGCGCAGTGGTGCGCCGCATGCCCGCGGATGCACCGCCCCCCGATGACGCTTTCTTGCCGGCCGAGCTGTCACCGGCCGCGGCGAAGTAGAGCGCCGCCGCGATGGCGTGCATGGCTCCGCCCGCGTAGTCCTCGAGCGCGAAAGACGCGGCCGATGCTGCCGTCTCGATGAGGCCCATGATGATGGCTTGGGCCTGCTGGTCAGAAATGACGGCAGCCGTCAGCCTGGCCGACACCGAAACCGCGGAGTTGATCGCGGCCGCCTGCGCCTTCGACCCCTTCTCAAAGGCCCCGGACAAGAGCGCCACCGTATCCGCGATCTCCTGGCCGCTCTCCCCGACCGCCCCGGCCATGCGGCCGAAGGCCGCTAGCGCCTCGTCCTGCGATGCTGCTGCGCGCTGGGCGGCGTCCGCGATCATGTCGTAGGCCGCGGCGATGGCGGCTGCATTCTCGTCCGCCTCAGCGCCGAGGTTGAGTTTCTGCTCCTCCTCGCCGCTCACGTACCCAGCGCCGGCCGCATCGGAGATAGCGCCGCGCTTCCGCTCGCCTTCCGTCGGACCGAGCCCGAGGGCCTCGCGCGCTGCCGTGCGGGCTGCGACGGCCTGGTCCAGTTCTTTCTCGCCGATCTCGAAGAGGCGCTCCTCGCGCCGGACGCTCTCCTCCTGGATGCGCGACATCTCGTAGAAGAGCGTCAAGCGCTCCTGCGCGATGCGATTGAAGAAAACCTCGGAATCAATGCGCTTTTTCGCCCGCTCCTCGGCCAGCGCCTCGAGCCGGAGCGCTGAGTCTAGGTGCGCCAGCCGCTTCCGATCCTCGTCCGTCAGCTCGCCCTTGAGCCGCAGCTGCAGCTCGAGGAGCTTGCTCTCGTCCTCGGTGCCTAGCGTCTCGGCGCGCTTGCGACGGCCGCCTCCGCCTCCGCCGCTGCGTGGCTTCATCGCCTTGGCGGACTCAACAATCATCTGGCCGTTGAGCAGCCCCAACAGCTCGCGGTTGAGATCCACGAGCCGTTTGGCGTCCGCCACGTTATCGCGGCTCAGCTTCGCCTTCTCGGCCTCGATGACCTTAATTCGGACTTGAAGGTCCGAAATACCAGCAAGGTGTCGAAGGGACAGCTCCTGCGCGTCGATCTGCAGCAGCTGCACGTCGAGCGCCTCCGTGGCAGCATCGGCAGCGCGCTCCTCGAATCGAATCCGGTAGGCGACGTCCTGGGTCGCGGCCTCGGCCACCGTCGCGAGCTCCTCGCGGATGTCGAGCTGCTCTTTCAAGAGCTGGCTGTAGGCGCGCTCCATCTCCGACACGACGTTGATGCCGCGCATCACGCGCGCGGCTTTCTCCTCATCGGTGCGGTTGAGGACCGCGAGCAACTTGCGCTGCCGCTCGAGCGACTCGACGACGGCGTCCTCTTGCGCCTTGCGCACCGCGGCGCCGGCCCGGCTCTTCTCGCCCTCGGTGGCCGTCCTGTGGAGCGACGCTGCGAAGGCATCCATCGCCGCTGCGCTTCGCGTTGTCTGCGCCTCCAACGAGAAGAGATCCGCCGTGCTCGCGTTGACGATCGCGTTGAGGTTTTCCGCGAAGGTCGTGCCACCGAAGACCGCCTCGCCAAGCGCCTTGACCGCGAGGAGCGCTGGCCCTGCTGCGATCTCTAGGTAGCTGCCATAGGCTGACGCCAGGGTCTCGATGGGGCCCGCGGCCCGTAGCGTCTCGCCTGTCGTCTGCTGCAGCGCCCGTTCCATCGCGTTGAGCTGCGTCTCGACGATGCCCAGCTCCTCGAGCGCTCCGACTGCGACGCGGGAAAAGCCGGCCTTGAACTGGTCGCCAAAGTTTTCCCAGGCGTTGCCCAGCCTCTGCACCGACGCGGTCTGCGAGTTGAGGAGGTCGACGTTGACGTTGGACGCTTCGAGCTTCTCGAGGGCCACGGCCATGAGCCCGGCCTTTTTTTCCGCTGCCGTAAGCTCGCTCGAGAACTTGCCCGTCGTTTCCGTTGCCCGCGCCGTCGCCTCTGATAGCCGGATCTGCAGGCCGAGGTTGTCGAGGATCTGAGGCGACTCGCGCGCAAGCCCGGTGGTGAGCGACTGGGTCAGGAATCCGACGTCCTGCCCGGTGCGCAGCGCTGTCTTCGCGACGGCCTCTAGCGCACGATCGATCTCGTCGAGCGGGATGCCAAAGCTCTTGAACATCGCGGCCGACTTCACGATCTCCTTGTCCGAGATCATCCCCGCGCTGCTCTTGCGGACCTTGTCCATGGTGGCGCCGAGCCCCGCCACGTCCTTCTCGAGAATTCGCATCTGGTCGCTGAGCATGGCGCCGCTCTTGACCCACTCGCCCACCGATGAGAAGGCGTCGGTCACCGTGCGCACGCCAGCGGCCACCAGGCCGAGCTTGCCGAGCGCGGCCCCAGCCGCCGTCTTGAAGCCCGCGAAGCTCTGCGACCCGGCGGACATCGCCCGCGCGATCGCGCTACCGGACCGCGTGGCCGACGCCTCGAGTTGCTTCAGGTCGGTCCCGGCCGCCTTGATGGTGGCGCTCGCCTTGTTGTCGCCGGTCAGCGTGATCCTGATGCTGACCTGTCCACTCGTCAGCGCCATGACGTACCGCCTAGCCGGGGTTGAGCTTGCGACCCTTGCGCTCCGACTCCTCGCGCATGTGCTGGTCCATGGCCGGGACGAGCGCCTCGAGCGCGTCGACTACCCATGCCGCGTACCGATGCGGCCAGCCCGCCAGCTGGCTCGCGTGGCGCGAGTTGTAGAGGCCCACGATGTACTGCCACCATGGCTCGCGCACGAGCCGGTTGGGGCACCGCGGCCAGTAATCGTACCCGCCGGGGGCGGCCAGGAAGTCGGTCCGCTCGCAGGCCGAGCACGGGGAGCAGGTCAGATGGTACAGCCCCGACAGCCGCGTCTGGTCGACCTCCCACGCGGCAAGCTGTCTCCATCGGTTCTGCCTCCAGTCGCGGATGCCATCATCCGTCAGCGAGTCGCTCGTAGGCTCGAAAGTAACGCCCCTGGCTCTCCTGCGGATCCTCGCCGCTGCTGATGGCCAGGATGAAGCGCCCGA